GCACGCGGAGCAGCATCAGCGAGAGGATTTGGATTTGGAGCTGGGGTTGAAAGTCTTTTTACTGTAGCAACAGGTGGTTGTGTTACAAATTCTGGAGATTTTAAAATTCATACATTTACAGGGCCAGGAACTTTTACAGTTACTTCTGTAGGAAAGGCACCAACTAATCCAGTAGGTGGACCAAATACAGTTTCTTATTTAGTAGTAGCTGGTGGTGGTCATGGAGCTGGAGGATATAGAGAAGGAAGAGATATTACACCTTCTTATACAGCTTCTCCAAAAGCAGCTGCAACGGGGTTAACAATTACAAAAACATCTTATCCAATTACAGTAGGAGCTGGACAAATTGCAAATAGTACTAAAGGAGCAAATTCTGTATTTGATACAATTACATCAACAGGTGGTGGTGCTATGGATGCTTGTCGACCAGGTGGTTCTGGTGGCGGTTTCCCAGCTCCTGGTGGTTGTGGTGGTGCTGGTAATACACCCCCAGTAAGTCCCCCTCAAGGATTTCCTGGAGGACCGGCTGCTAATGGTCAAAGTGCTGGTGGAGGAGGTGGAGCTACAGAAGCAGGACAACCAAATAATGGACCAAACAACCCAGGAGGTAGAGGTGGAGCAGGTACTACAACTTCAATTACAGGAAGTTCTTTATCTTATTCTGGTGGAGGTGGTGGTGCTGGTAATCCAGCAGGTCTTGGTCCCGGACCAGCTAGTCCTTGCGGAACTGGAGGAGCAGGAGCAGGCCAAGGTCGTCCAGTAGGAGTTAATGGAACTGAAAACCGAGGTGGTGGTGGTGGATCTTCTTTTGGTCCCACTCCTACAGCAAATTCAGGTACAGGTGGTTCTGGAATAGTGGTAATAAGATATAAATTTCAATAAGAGATATAAATATGGCGCATTTTGCAAAAATAAATAATGATAAAGAAGTTATAACAGTATTAACATTGAACAACAGTGATATGCTTAATGCTTCTGGAGTTGAAGACGAAACGGTTGGTCAAAAATATCTAGAATTACATAATAACTGGCCTGCTCAAATGTGGATTCAAACATCTTACAATACAGCAGGTGGACAACATAAAAATGGTGGAACACCACTTAGAGGAAATTATGCAGGTATTGGTTTTACTTGGGATGAAAATGATCAAATCTTTTGGCCAAAGAAACCTTTTACTTCATGGGTAAAAGATGTAGTAACTGCATCTTGGAAATCACCAATTGGTGATGCTCCCACATTAACTGAAGAACAAATTTCTCAAAATACAGCATTTACTCATAAATGGGTATATAACTGGAATGAAATAAATCAGTCTTGGGATATATTTAATAATAAAACTTCTTAATTATACTTGATTTAAAAATAAAAATATATTATATACTTTTGTATATATGCAAAAGAAAGTGCTATCTGAAATAGATTTGTATTTTGGTCAAATAGAAATGCCAAAAGATTTTGAAATTGATAGAGAAAAATTATGTATAGATATTTTATTATTTAAAAATTATAATAATCAATTTCCATTTTCTAGGTCTTGGGATATGTTACAAACATATTTACGTGAACATATAAATTTAAAATATAATTTTACATTAATTCATAAAAAAACATCGGGAGAAATTTATAAACCAAGAGAATATTCTCATTCTTTATTACAAGTTGATCCTGTAGATTTAAAACATTCGTCCGATTATGTAATGCTATATGGAGTTAATGTTGGAAAAGATTCTTGTAAAGTATTTATAGAGTATGATGATAATAGAAGAAAAGGAAGAAGCTGGGAAATACCTTTAAATGATAATGATTTTGTAATGTTTCCTTCTACACAAAGATATCATGTAACAGCTAATACATCAGAACAATTAAATTTTATATTAACTACTACTTATGAATTTATCTAATTATTACTGGTATTTTAAATCAGCAATACCACCAAAAATTTGTGACGATATTATTAAATATGGATTACAACATCAAGAAGATTTAGCCGTTACTGGTGACCTTGGATCTAATAGAGATTTAAAAAAACAACCTTTAAAAGAAGAAGAAATTGTAGATTTAAAAAAGAAAAGAAATTCTAACATCGTTTGGTTAAATGATAAATGGATTTATAAAGAAGTACATCCATATATACATGAAGCAAATGAAAAAGCTGGTTGGAATTTTGATTGGGATTTTTCTGAATCATGTCAGTTCACAAAATATAAATTAAATCAATATTATGATTGGCATTGTGATTCTTGGGATGTACCTTATAATAGACCAGAAGATCCAAATAGTCATGGTAAAATTAGAAAATTATCTGTAACTTGTCAGTTAACAGATGGTTCAGAATATAACGGCGGTGAATTACAGTTTGATCGCAGAAATTATGATCCACACATGCGTGATGAAGATAAACATGTGTTGACCGTAAAGGAAATACTTCCTAAAGGCTCTATCGTTGTATTTCCTTCTTTTGTGTGGCATAGAGTACAACCAGTAACGAAAGGAACAAGATATTCTTTAGTTGTTTGGAACTTAGGATATCCATTTAAATAATATGTTTATAGAAGAACATTTTAAAACACCATTTTGGTTTGAAGAAAAATTAGATTTTTTAAAATCACTTACTAAGGCAACTGACAAATATATTAAGGAAGCTAGAGAATTAAAAAAAGAACATATAAAAAAATTTAATGATTTTGGAACTTCTTATCATTCAAAAACATTAATGGAAGATACTAAATTTAAAGATTTTCATAATTATGTAGGTCAAAAAGCTTGGGATTTTTTAGACTGGCAAGGATTTGATATGCAACACTATACTACTTTTTTTTCTGAAAGTTGGGTACAAGAATTTTCAAAAAATGGTGGAGGTCATCATTCTGCACATATTCATCACAATCAACATGTGTGTGGATTTTATTTTCTTAAAGCAAGTGAAAATACTTCTTTACCGATATTTCATGACCCTAGAACAGGGGCACGTTGTACAAAATTAAAACTTAAAAACGAAAGTGTAGTCAATCATGGCACAGAAATTGTACATTTTAAAGTCAAGCCTGGGGTGCTTTTGTTTTTTCCAGGTTATATGGAGCATGAATTTATAGTAGATCATGGTAAAGAACCTTTTAGATTTATTCATTTTAACATACAAGCAGTTCCTAAAGAAATGGCAAAGGTAAATGTATAATGGCTAAATATAATTTTAAAAAAAATAAATTTACAGTTATTGAAAAAGCAGTAGATCCAAAGATTGCAAATTTTGTCTATAATTATTTTTTAATGAAAAGACAAGTTGCAAAAACATTATTTGATGAAAAATATATTTCTCCATTTACAACTGAGTTTGGTGTATGGAATGATGATCAAGTTCCTAATACTTATTCTCACTATTCAGATATAGCTATGGAAACTTTATTACTAGCTGTTCAACCTATTATGGAAAAACAAACTGGATTAAAGTTAATTCCAACATATTCATATGCAAGAATTTATAAAAATGGAGATATATTACATCGTCACAAAGATAGATTTTCTTGTGAAATATCTACCACATTAAATTTAGGTGGAGATTCGTGGCCAATTTATATTGAACCAAATCCTAAAATGGGTGGAATTGTAGAAGGAAAAGGTTATATTTCTGATAATACTAAAGGTATTAAAGTAAATTTAAAACCTGGTGATATGTTGGTTTATAGAGGAAATTTACTAGAACATTGGAGAGAAGAGTTTAAAGGTCAAGATTGTGGTCAAGTATTCTTGCATTATAATAATGCAGCTACTAAAGGCGCAAAAGATAATATCTTTGATAAAAGAAAACATTTAGGACTTCCTTCTTGGTTTAAAAAATAGTATAATTCTTCTTTTTTTAGTATATAAAGGATACTTATGCCTTTACAGAAGATACAATTTAAGCCTGGATTTAATAAACAACAAACTGCAACCGGAGCCGAAGGGCAATGGATTGATGGTGATAATGTTAGATTTAGATATGGAGAACCACAAAAGATAGGTGGTTGGCAAGAATTAGTTAATAAAACCCTCGCGGGCGTCGCGCGCGACCAGCTTACTTGGACTGCTTTAGATGGTAAAA